TCGGCATTTTCAAAGTCATCAGGAAGCATAACATCCGAGCCGAAAGACAACCAAGAATCACGGACATATCGTGAAAGGAACTCGGAATCAGAGTAATACCAGTCAAAAAGCGGTGTAGGGTCTGAATAAGCCTTTTGACCACGCAACCAGCGACTTTTCCAAGAGGATTCAATCTCATAACGAATGACGCATTCGTCATCCGCAACAGGAGAAATAGTGCCGTCCGGAGAAACGAACTCATAAGAGGGACACTGTAAAGACTTGTTATAAACACGAAAATATCGAGGACTATTACGAGAGCCAATATAAACGGTCATAGCCTCGCCGGAACCTTGCAACAGAAACTTCTTACGCTGACGTTGATTTTCCATGGAATAAGCGAAACACTTAGCAAGATAAGAGCGCCATGCGGAGCGTTTCATAATCACATCGAAACAAAGGTCAATACGGCGAAAATGAGCCTGTTCTCCAGCGTCGCGCATGACCTTGGCTAAACAAGGCAGAGTTTCGCGGAAATGCTCACAGCCAACGCCGGAAACCTGTAAAATATGCGGATTCTCGGTTGAACCGGATTCAGGCTTATAATACAATCCATAGGGGGATTGAAGAGGGGAGTTTATCGAGTTGCCGAACTGACGGAATCCAAGGTCAGCACCACCGGAAAGGCACTGCTGAATTTTTCCAAGGTTGACAGAATCGCGCAGAAACGCAAATGTTGCATAGTCCAAACGAATAACGTAAGTTGACATAGCACATACTCCCCTTTCAATCTCTAATGCTATGCTACCACGGAGCGGGGCTATTGTCAAGGCTTTTTTTCTATTGTGTCGGGGTATTACAGGCACCCCGACAGGCTGGCGATCGCCAGCGCAACGGGAGCCTCTGCCAGTCTGTTTTAGAAGGGCAAGAGCTTTGCTCTTGCGGGGACGGGGGACGCGGTGGAGACGCTATCGCGTGACTAAACGTGGCAGCTGCTCCGGCAAAAAAAAACCCTCGTAGATCTACGAGGGTTTTTTTTTACTTCGAAGGGGTCTTGCTGATAACCTGCTCTGTATCGTATTCTAAAGCACTTACCTGCTTCACGGACTTGGGGATGGTATACCACCTTGCCCGACCCGCTTTGCGCACCGTGTTGACCAGCTCTTGGCCGCCCTCGGGGCGATGTTCCATAGCAATGCAGGAGCGATAGGGAGTGAGACGGCAAAACCAGCCAATACGGTTACAAAGGTAGATGCGGTCGCAGAGGTCACGAATCTTTTTGTCAAAGTCCATGGTCTGAGACGATACAATAATCGTCAGGTGATATTTACGCTGCATCTTGAAGAACTCGACAGCTTCACGGGGCATAGATTTGAAGTCACGGTTAGAGTGGAGCACGCCGATCTCATCAATGAGGATGAGAGAATCAGGAAGAAAGGTCTGTTTCCAGTATTCGTCCTCTAACTCATAACCGATACCCATATTAGAATAGATAAGCCCCTTATTAGAACGAAGCCAGCGATCAGCCACGCGAGACATATACAGAGATTTGCCAGAGCCTTTTGAACCAACAACAGCTTCCAATTTGTAGGGGTTTTTGCAATAGTTATCGATATATACAAAAAGCCAGCAAATGAGAAAGACAAGAAGACCATAAAGCATAGCATATAATCCTTTCATAAAACGAGAAAACGGCGCCGACCATAAAATGGTCGGCGGCGTTTTCTCTCAGTGTTTAGGAGCGACCGGGAATCCAGCGGCGCAGAACACGGAGCACAATGCCCGCGATAGCGAGGATCACGAAGACAAGGAGAATCGGCTGGGACTCATAGAAGTCCAGAAGCTGACCCATCCAAGTAATCATGGATGTGAAGAACTCGCCGACCTGAGAAAGCAGCGTGGCAATAATGGAGGCAGCAGTCTGAAGTCATCATCCTTTCATAAATTTTTTATGGGACACCTGTCACGGACGGAGCAGGAGAACCAACATAGAGAAGACAGCAGCAAAAACAATGAAGTAGCCAATCTCGGGGACAGAGAAGATGCCGAAGCAATACTGCAAAGGTAAAATAGTCATCAGCTCATGCGCCCCCAAATCGCGTTTTTAATCCATGTAACAGTAGTGACAAAGACAAGGACAACAAGAAGAGCAGAAAAGACAGCTTGCGGGTTGAGAACCTGAGAAGTGGTAGTGGAATCTTCCTCATAGGGGAGCTGAATGAGTTGAGACGAACTATTATAGGAATACCTTTCAGACGTATAGCCGGACTTATGAACCGTCTCAGTGCGTTCGATGAAAAACGTATCTCCGAACCAATCCATAATAGCAGTGAAACTATTTGAGACGTCAGGGAGATTAGCATACAAAGCAGGAGTATCTGCTGCGGCGTCATCATAAGCGGTCAAACTCCCCTCGAAAGGTAATTCTTCTTCCTGTGGCACATAGCCAACACGGAGGTCAGGACTTTCGGTGATATTCCGAGCCGGTTCTCCTGCGGCGGCGTCCTGCGTGTGATCTGCAGACTGCGTCTGCCCTTCACCCGCGGCCGCCTGAGCATCGAGGTCTTTGACAGCCTGCGCGGATGCCTTGAGATAGTCATACTGCTGGACAGTCATATCGCAAGTGCTACCATCTTTATACTGCACGGTATAGACGGTGACGCCGTCAGAATCAACCCAAGTTTTAATAATAGTAGGGACTTCCATTATTTTTCACCCCCATCCCAAAGACCACGGAGAACAAAGCCAACAAGCGAAAGCAGGAGACAGACAAGAACGAAGTTGCCAAAGGTACCGAAGCCGAAGAAAGAGAGATTCAGCACGTTCGCAACAAATGAGGTAACAACGCCAAGCGTCGAAACAAAGTCTACCATGGCAACCAATCCTTTACGAACTTATAGATACCGAGAGCAACGAGGAAAACGACAACGGCGATAACGAGAGCGCCACCGGAACCAAGCAGGCCGAAGACCTGTTTGAAGAAGTCAAGAAAAGTCATCCGTCAACCGCCTTTCGAATCAACATACGGAGCACAACGGCGCCGAAGACCATGAGAGAAACTATAAAGAGGAACCCGCCGAGATTCTGAAACAAGGCGTTAAGAGCCGAAATAGAAGTCGATGCAACATCAGTGTCAACCGTTTCAGTGTCATTCCAACCCTGAATAGTAGCTTTTCCGTTCTCAATATTATCAGCAGCTTCCGGGAACTGGTCTAACAACTCATCGCGCAATTTGTCAAAAGCATCGGTATCCGCGGGGAATTCGTCGCCAACTTGAAGACCAGCAGGAAGCTTATTAGCATCGACCCAAAAAGAAATTTCTGCAGAAACACGCAGGTCAAAAGAATGAGGGTCATACACATAGTTACGAGGAAGAACAGCCCACACAAGAGAATCAGAAGAAATGTTCGCAAAAGCAGGAATAGTCCCCCAATAAATCCCGGAAAACGGAAGAGGGACAGAAGAAGAAGCAAAAGGAACAGTAGTAGGGACAACCTGAGTACCGAGAGACAAATTGAAAACAGAAGGAGACGAAGAACTAAGGGGAACAGAAAAGATAGACGCGCTAACCGCCGCAGTGCTAACAGACGACGAAGAACCATTGCGAGTATAATAAAAAGTAGCAGAAATGGGATAAAAAGCAGAAGCAGCAGAAAGCGAAAAATCTTGGTTTTTGTCTAAAGCAACTCTATAATCGGCTGAAAAATCGAGGGAATAAGCAGTGTTAAGAGGGACGAAAGAAACATAGGAAGGATTACTGGAGGAAAGACCATCAACATAATAAGAAATAACACGAACCTTATCGAACTGAACATAACTATAATTACCAAGGGGAATAGAAGAACGCCACCAATCAGGGTAATTATAAGGATTCACCCAATAAAAATCAGAAGTAGTCGAAGAATCCGAAGTGTTAGGAACAGAAGTAGAAGGAGAACCAGTAGTGCCAAAAGTAGCAGCATAAATACTACCGCCGACATAGGGAGTCAACTTAAGATACCGAGACATTGTGCCCTGTTCATTAGACATCTGAGATTCAGCAGCAACAACCCACTTTTTCGAGCTGGCATTATTAGACGCGAAACAAGGCACACACAGAGACGCACAAAGCATCAGAGCCGCAACAAGGGCGGCGAACCGATTCAACAAGCACCGCTGCTTTATCTTCAATTCGCACACCCCCTATCACGGCAAAAGCGTTTTTCCTGTCGGAGGTCAGTCACGACAGTGGTTGCGGGGTCTGGACTCGAACCAGCAGTTCCACATTCAGAGTGTGGCGTGCTACCAATTGCACCACCCCGCCATAGGCCGCAGAAGCGGCCAGAGAGATTGAAAGAGATATGGTGTTGTTACAGTTTTTCGATACCAAGGAGGTACCCGTTACGATCGAAATCGAGATCGTATGTAGCACCAACTTCTACCAGCGCATAAGGCATCATAGTGGCAGAAACGTTAATTCTATCAACCGAAACGCCCGCGTTATCATCGTTCGCACGCATGTCAAACTCGGCCATAATGGTAGTAAAATCATAGTCTTTGCCAGATTTGGACTTACCAGCGCGGCGGGATTTACCGACTACCAAAATCCGCATATGTTCGAGACTCCTTTCCTTTAAGAATATCTATTTCTTCAAACTCTGCATCCTCTGACCACGGGGAGTAAGAATCGTCGGGAAGCTCTTCGAATTCATCAAGCGCCTGGTCATGGAAATAGACAGAGAATCCAATATCCAAACCGAACTTTTCACGAGCAGCATCGCGGCAAATAGCGATAAGACGCTCATCACGGAGAATATAGGGAACGTAAGCGCCATAATGAGAAGCAACATATTCAAGAGATTTATCGAAGCTATAGGGAGCGCAATCCTTACGCGCAGAGACGTTTGCGAAAACGACTTCGCTGTAAGGGGATGCAATATCCTCTACGGGGTGCAGATTCCGCACAGAAATATCGGTGACGAACTCGGCATTTTCAAAGTCATCAGGAAGCATAACATCCGAGCCGAAAGACAACCAAGAATCACGGACATATCGTGAAAGGAACTCGGAATCAGAGTAATACCAGTCAAAAAGCGGTGTAGGGT